CTTATGAAGCAAGGATTTATTAAGAGAGTATTAGTTATATGACCATTATCAATTATGTATTCGGCGTGGGAAGCCGATGTTCAATCTACAATAATGCATAGAACAATGGGAGTTGCTCACGGTACTCAAAAGAAAAGAGAATTGATTATAGATGAGCCATTTGATTTTGTGTGTATTAACTATGACGGGGTAGGTATTGTAAGAGAAGCTATTGCAAACGGTAATTTTGATTTAATTATTATTGATGAAGCAAATGCATATAAGTCCCCAAGCACTGCAAGGTGGAAGACCCTAGCCAAGATAGTCAAACCTGAAACTAGGTTGTGGCTCATGACGGGTACACCCGCGGCTCAATCACCTGTAGACGCTTATGGATTAGCTAAATTAGTATCACCTGAACGAGTACCAAAGTTTAGTGGGGCATGGCGTGACAAAGTCATGACACAAGTAACGAGATTTAAATGGGTGCCACGGTCTTCAGCAAAAGATTTAGTATTTAAAGCACTTCAACCTGCTATTAGATTTGCAAAGAATGATTGTTTGGACTTACCTCAAGTGATGTATCAAACAAGAGAAGTACCGCTAACACCTCAAGCAACTAAATACTATAAGACATTGAAAGATCAACTGTTATTTGAAACAGGTGGCGAGATGGTGAGTGCAGTTAATGCTGCAAGTGGATTGACTAAACTACTACAGATATCAGGCGGTGCAGTATATACAGATAAAAGAGAAGTAATTGAGTTTGATGTTAAACCTAGACTCGCCGCATTGAATGAAGTAATAGATGAGACAAATGAAAAGATACTAATATTTGTTCCGTTCAGACACACAATAGAATTAGTTAATAGACATTTAGTTAAGCAAGGATATGGGTGTGAGATTATTAATGGTGATGTAAGTGCTAATGAGCGACGTAATATATTTAATAAGTTTCAAAACTTTGATGACCCTAGGGTACTTATCATTCAACCTCAATCTGCATCTCACGGTGTGACATTGACTAAAGCGGATACAGTAATCTTTTGGAGTCCTGTGAGTTCTGTTGAAGCATACCTACAATGTATAGCAAGGATAGACCGAGTGGGACAAAAGAATAAGATGACGGTTGTCCACTTACAAGGTTCAGAAGTAGAGAGAAAAATGTATGCCATGTTGCAAGGCAAGGTAGACGCCCATTCAAATTTAGTTGATTTATATAGAGAGGTAATAGCATGAAAGAATTTCCCGAAGAAGAAATAAAAGATCTAATTGAAATAGTGAATGAAGGAATTGACGAACTCGTTGATGTAGAAGACCAAGCGTTTCTAGTTTTAACTGCAATAGTAGTTTGCATCTTACAGGCAAGAAATATTAGCGTAAATGCATTTGCGAGTAACTTGATACAAGTCCATAGGAATGCTATGGCAGCGCAACGAGATGTAGAAAACATATTAAAACCATTTATGAGAGGAGATAAAAAATGAGTGAAGTAGAAGATAAGATTCAGTTAGGGGATTATGTTGGTGCTTATATTGCCATTCGTAATCAAAGAGATACATTAAAAAGAAAGTTTGAAGCTGAAGATGTTGGATTAAAAGAAGAACTCAAAAAGTTAGAAGCCGTTATGTTGCAAGAGTGTAATAACATGAACGCCGAAAGTATTAAAACAAGTTCGGGTACGGTGATTAAAACATTAAGAGAGAACTTTGTTTGTAGTGATTGGGATGGATTAAAAAGTTTTATCATGGAAAACAATTTGGTAGAACTACTACAACAAAGATTACACAACGGTAATTTAAAAGAATACTTGATTTCTCATGGAGAAGATGGGTTACCCCCAGGAATTAACTCTATGCGTGAGTATAGTATTGTAGTTAAAAAGCCAACCAATAAAGCATAGACATGACTAAAGAACTAGATGATATAATTAGAAGCAATCCTGAAGTAGCTACCGACTCTTTGAGTTCAGATACTTTGTCTGTTGCGGGTGCAAGATTTCCAACAGTTCAAAAGCTGAAGATCAAGGATGGCCTATTTCAAAAGCATAAGTATAATTCAGTTGATACTTTAAAAGGACATGAAGTAAAAGTAGTTATTGTTCGTATGTCAGAAACGCCGAGTAGAATTTATTACCCTGCATCTTTTGATTCAACTCAATATACTAAACCAACTTGTTGGTCTGGGGACTCTAGGGTTCCTGACTCAGAAGTATCTAATCCGCTATCTAGTCATTGTAATCAGTGTCCTTTTAGTGTACGCAACAGCGTCATTAGTAACGGCACTTCATGTAAGATTTCATGGCGCATAGCCGTAGTAATAAAAGACGATGTAGAGTCAGGGGTATTTCAATTTATCGTGCCCTCTAACTCATGTTGGCAAAAAGAATCATTTGGTAAATGGGGATTAAAAGCATATGTAAGTATGTTAGCAACTAACAATGTCAATCCAAGTAGGCTAATAACCAAGCTTCATGTAGACCCAAAGGTTGCATACCCCAAAGTATTATTTTCACCTAGCTCGGCAGTAGACTCAGAATATGTAGAGATACTAACGACTTATGGTGAGAGTAAAGAGGCACTCGATGCAGTGCAATTAAACGTAGTACCTAAACTTCCTGACGCCGAAAGTTATGGCTTTAGCAGTACGGATACTATGCAAACCGACCGCAAAACAGAAGCTGATGCTATTGTTAAAAAGTGGTCACAATATAAGGAGAAGTAAATATGGCACAACAGCCAATAGCAATAACTACACCAACAGGTGTGGCACAATATCCGTGGTTATCTAAAGCGGACACTAAATGGAACGAAGAAGGTGAGTTCAAAACTAATCTGATTCTTTCTGAAGCAGAAGCAGAACCAGTCATCAAAATTATCAGTGATGTGTTTGCAGAAAATGTAAAAACAACAACTGAAGAAACAGGTAAAGCACCTAAGACTGCAACGCCGCCGTTCGCTCAAGAGTTTGGAGATGATGGTAAACCTACAGGCAATATGATTATTAGGTTTAAGTCAAAGTTTAAGCCAAAGATTTTTGACGCATCAGGGAAGTTAATGACTGAAAGTAATATTTGGGGCGGCTCAGAAATTAGAGTTAACGCTCAAGTAGTTCCTTACTTTACCGCATTGATCGGTTGCGGCGTAAGTCTTCGACTATCAGCAGTGCAAGTGATTAAATATGTTGAGGGTGGAACTAACTCAAACGCAGATATCTTTGGGTTTAATCCTGTTGAAGGCTTTACACAACCCGCAGAAGAAACATTTGAACAAGTAGCAGCGCCTAGTAAACCTGCTCCGCTATCAGCTGACGCACTACCTCAGTCTGACTTGGCAGTTGAACAACCTGTATTAAAAGATAGTGGCAAAGCACCTGTAGCAGAACCTACAGATGTGAATGACATTGTTAAAAAATGGTCTGTTAAAAACTAGGAGGTCTTATGTATACCGAAAGATATTTAAGAGACCTTTATTCTTTTAACGAGAAGAGGTTGGGGGTTCAGCTTGGAAGACTATGTGTCTCGGCAAACTTGCCGCCTAGCGAGATAGCTAAAGTTTTAAAAGTATCTCGCATGACTGTTTACAATTGGTTTAGGGGCGGTGCCGTACGAAGTAAAAATGTAGACCGCATAGAAGTGTTTATGCGGTTGGTTGAGGATAACATTCAAGCTGAAAAGCTTCCTGTTCAATCTTATAAAGAAGCTAAACTATTTATTAAAGACTATATGCTAGGAAAATTATGATTAATGAGTTCTATAAAAAAGCGTTACCAAGCAGTGGAGTATATTGTGTGGCGGCAATTGATCCAATTAAGAAAATACCTAGTCATAAATTTGTGGAATCTATTGATGACATTGAATCTGCTGTCAACCAATTTAACCGAGAAAAACAAAATATTTTTGTTGCACTTAGTTCTTTTTCAGGCTATAGCCGTAAGGCAGATGACGCAGTTTATGTAAGGTCTTTCTTCGTGGATTTAGATGTAGGAGAGGGTAAAGGGTATAGCACTAAAGACGAAGCATCAAAAGCAGTAGACTCTTTTGTGTTGAGCGAAGATTTACCCCCACCTATAAAGATTGATTCAGGGGGCGGTATCCATGCCTATTGGTTGTTTGATAAAGACATAGCCGCAGATGAATGGAAGCCGTATGCTGAAAAGTTTAAGGATCTATGTATCAAGAGAGGATTAAGAATTGACCCTGTAGTGACTGCTGATTTAGCAAGAATACTTCGGTGTCCTGAAACATTTAATCTTAAGACTGATCCACCAAGTCCTACTAAAATTATTGATGAGGCGTTACCCGTATATAACTTTGAGGAGTTTAAAGAATATCTAGGAAAGATTATAGACATTCAGCCATTCTCAAAGGTATCTAAAAATCAAATGCAACTTATGAAGCTAGATAATTTTAAGTCTAGTTTTGCAAAGATAAAACAAAAAGGGTGTGCTCAAATTCAATATGTTCTTGATAATGCCGAGACTTTACCTGAACCTCTATGGTATTCAGCATTATCTATTGCTCAACATTGTGAAGATAGAGACACGGCTATACATGAAATATCCAAAGACTATCCATCGTATAGTCCTGAAGAGACAGAAAAGAAAGCACTTCAGTCTCAAGATAAACCTCATTCGTGTGAGACATTTAACTCTATCAATCCTGAAGTTTGTAATGGTTGTTCGCATCGAGGTAAAATTACTAATCCCTTATCATTAGGAAAAGTATTACAAGTGGCAACATTTGAAGATGAGAATTCCCTCAAACATAATGGCGTAGCTGTTGGGGAAGATATTCCCCCCGCAACTGTTGATGCTATTGCAGACAAGACTGCTAAAGGAACAGGGCTTATGAAATTGCCTGAAGAACTTTATCCGTTTGTCTATGGTAAGCAAGGTGGAATCTACTATATGCCTATGGTTAAGTATGATGACGATGGTGTGGCTATACCTCAAGAACCTGAATTGGTGACACTGTATGATGTATTTCCAATCAAAAGAATCAACAGTCCTCATGACGGCGACTGCCTATTAATGAAAGCTATATTACCTCATGACCCTGAGCGAGAGTTCTTGTTACCCATGCGGTATGTTTATGCAATTGAAAGACTTAAAGAGATACTCGCAGGTAACGGAGTATTGTTTAACCCTGACGCTAAAGGAGCAAAAAATCTAATGAACTACATAATAAAATGGGGTCACTATCTGACCGCTCAAAAGTCCGCTGAAATAATGAGAATGCAAATGGGGTGGACTCCCGATCGAGAATCATTTGTAGTGGGGGAACATGAACTTACTCGTAAGGGTAAAGAAGTGTCTTCACCTACATCACCTCTATGTCGAGGTATTGCTAAACACTTGAATGTAAGTGGAGATTATTTGGAGTGGAAAAGAGCAGCTAATAGACTTAATCAACGCACTCTTGAACTCCATGCGTTCACACTTCTCACAGGATTTGGTTCTGTATTAATGAACTATACTTCTACTTCGGGTGTGACTTTGTGTTTAACAGGAGAGTCAGGTGCTGCTAAAACAGGTGCGTTATACGGAAGCTTATCTGTATGGGGCAACCCTAAAGACTTGTCTGTTCTAGAAGCAACAGGTAATGGTATGACGGGTAGATATTTAGGACTACACAATATCCCGTTTGGGCTTGATGAAGTAGGTAACATATTACCTAAAGATTTATCTCAACTAATTCACAAAGTATCTCAAGGTAAATCTAAAATTAGAATGCAGGCTTCTGTTAATGCAGAAAGAGACCATGAGATGTCAGCAAGTTTAGTAGCAATCTTTACTTCTAATCATTCGTTGTATGACAAGTTAAGCACTTTGAAGAAAGACCCAAATGGAGAGGTAGCTAGACTAATTGAGTTTTCAATTAAGAAGCCACAACTATTTAAAGATGACGCGGCTATGGGTAGAGAGATATTTGATAAGTTTAGATTTAACTATGGTCATGCAGGTAGAGACTTTATATTTAACCTGTATAAACATTCTGACGCTGAAGTTCAGCACATGATGGAAGTATGGGTGACAAAGTTTAGGGAACAGTTTGGGGAAGATACGGCTTACAGGTTTTATGAAAATCTTATCGCAGCTACTATGACAGCAGGAGAGATTGCTTTACAAGCTCATATAATTGACTATGACCTCGACCGTATTTTTGAAAAAATTGTTAGTGAGTTAATCGCTATAAGAGATGGTGTTGTCAAGGTTAACCAAGTAGATTATGCAGGACTTGTAGGTGAGTTTATTATGAAGAATCAAACAGGTATGCTTGCGTTTAACAAAGGAACATTAGAGATGGAGCCGAGAACGGCATTGATGATACGAGCAGAATTAGATAGTAATTTAATGTTTATATCTAAACCTGACTTCCGAAAGTTCTTGTCTGAAAACATGGTGAGTTCTCGTGAGATTGTGTACGAATTGAATAAGATAGGTATTCAAGTGACTGAAGTTAAAAAGCGTATGGGTGCAGGGTGGA